ATTTGGAAATGTGCTTAGGCAATGATTTACCGCTTATTGTGAAATATGATGTCGCATCATTGGGCGAAATCAGACTTTGTCTAGCGCCGTTACCGCCTTCTTAAATAAATTATTTATATATATATATAAATAATGTCAAGATTTATTAATTCTATTTTTGGAAGAAGAAGAAGTAGTAGAGTTTATCCAGAAACGCAAGAACAAATAGAAATAAGAGAACGTGCGGAAGATATGGAACGACAAAGAATAGAACGTGCTTTAGCTGAACAACGCCAAAGAACAATAGCAAGAATAAATGGTCAAAATATATTTCAGGATAATATAAATAGACGAACAGTAAATGAACAAAATCAGCAACTTCAAAGAGAAGTAGAAAGTAAAAGACGTGAACGTTCACAACGTAAGGAAGCTACAGAACGAAGAACCATACAACTTAGGGAAGCTCTAGAACGAAGAAGAACACAACGTAATAAAGAGGCACAAGAAAGAAAAGAAACAATAAATGAACAAAATAGGCAACTTGAAAGAGAAGCAGACAATAAAAGACGTGAACGTTCACAACGTAAGGAAGCTGCAGAACTAAGAACAATAGCTCTAGAACGAAGAAGAACACAACGTAATGAAGAAAGAAAAGCAAAAATAAATGAAGAAAATATGAGACTTGGTGGAAAAAACAAATCTAAAAAAAATAAAAAAAACAAATCTAGAAAATATAAATAAGAATTTTCATTTATATATTAAAATTCAGGCTCATGTTTCTTAAAAAGACATCCCTGTTTCGGCAAATTCGGCACATCCACAATAAAATTCGGATCCTGAAACTCCGTAGTATCCAACCATATTTTCACAATACAAAAATTCTTCTTCGGTGAAACAGTAATTCCATTGATATATTTATGATTTGCTCTATTAGCTGCCAATGTTTCGCCACAAGCCAAGTAAAACAAATTCTTCCAAACTTCACCAACAGATTTATTCACTACTTTATATGAAAAACACCCTCCTGATCTATTCTTAGGATCTTCCCACATAGGCGTAATCCCATCGCGCATTAAAAATAGCATACAATTTTTCACTATATTTTCATTCATTTTTTCATTAAGAACAATCACTTGTTCGGCATAACCAATGTCTCCCAAAATAACCATATAACTAGATAAATCCCATTTCGTATTCTGTGGTAAATGATAATATAATTTCCATTTACCATTTAATTTGTTTTTTGGAAGTGGAATACTCATTGCATCCATATCGGTCATATGCCTGTACATTTATTTATATAAAAATCTTTATGTATTTTTACTTCTAATATTATCCATAATTCATAATATAAATTTTGTCTTTGTCTAACAGAATATATTCATCAATTTTCAATTCATATAAATCAATGTTATTATCCATTAAAAAAACACTATATTTTGAATCGAATATATAACTATCTAACTGATGTTCCAATAAATGTTTTACCATGCCTACAGATAATATTTCGTTACCTTTTACATATATATCTGCGTCTAATTCGAGTGGAATACGGACTTCGTCCATATCTGGATGCGTATATTCTATCGACAAAAAATGAATATTGGATTTTTCGAAATTGTCAAATTTGTAATTATAGTTTATTAAGCGAGATATAATATATGTTTCTTCATCTGTCTTACATTTCATTGTAAACAATGGTTTTATACATTTGTATATTTGTTGGTTCGATTGCAAATTTGGTAATTTTTCATAATTTGCGCAAATTTGTGAGTTGTAAAATTCTTTTGATAGTTTTGTTATATAATTTTCAAATTTTGTTGTAATATAAATATAAAGATCTGATTTTAATATAAATTCGCATGAAAAATCATCTTTCAAATAATGATATTTGCAGTCATATATGAATTTATCATTTTCATATGTAATATATCCTGTTCGAAACCATTGCTGTATTAAAGGTTCTATTCGTTGGTTTGTTAATGCTGCAAATATAAATTTCACACTGTAAGCAAGATAATCACATGTTGTATGAATACATTCAGTACTATTGTATATTTTATCATTGTAGTCGCTTATATTATTGGATATTTGAGAATAACACATAATTGTTTTTAGTGCGCATATATTTGCGTTCAATTCGTTTTCATTATCATCATCATTATTGTGATCCATTGAAAAAATATAATTAATATATTTATATTTTTTATTTAGTTATTACGAATTGTTGTATAAGTTGAATTTTGATTGACAATTGAACTTTCTAAACGCAAAACTTTTATTTTTCCTTCATTATGTTTTTGAAAAATTTGAACATCGGCAATATTATCAATATATTTCATAGCGTCTAGTATTTTGTCTATACTTTTATTATTAATTAAATATGCATGTGCATAATAACATGGACTATTTTCACAATTTATTTTTTCAATATTTGAATAAATTTTTTCTCCTGAATTTCCTATAATTGCTAACATAATTATATCGAAATCTATTTTTTCATTTATAGTATCTGTTATTATTTTGTCTAATTCATATAAAAATTTGTCACATACATCAAAATCGTCTTCGAATACAACACTATATTTACTGTTTTTAGAATTATTATTCGCTATTGTTTCATATGTTTTATAATGACTTAAACAACATCCTATTTCATTTTTACGATTTTCTAATTTTGGATTGAATGAATTTTCCTTATCATATATTTTCGGTGTTAATATTCCATCTTTTATTAACTGGTCTAAATCTAAATTTTTACCAACAACCGCATCTATTTTATCTATATTTACTTTATAAGTATCGTTATTATTGTTCATTTTTTCTATTTGATTTTTTATATTTTGAAGTCGGTCTTCATTACCCATTGTAATTACATAAAAATTGACGGTTTCAATATTTGTGAAAAATTCTTTTTCTATTAACATATAAAAAAAAATTATAAATATAAAAAATATTGTAATAAATGCTATTGACTTATATTTATTTATTTCCATAATATATAAATAATTATATATTATACATATTTTATTATTTTTTATTTTTTCTTGTTTTCCTTTTCTTATTATTTTTTCTTTTTGATTTTCCGCCTTTTTTGTCATTTATTTTCAAAAAAAGCTTTTTTGGTTTTGTATCAGGTAATGCATGTAATAATGATAATATTGAAGGAATTTTTTGTTCTTTCAATACTCTTTCAAATCTTAAATCATCATTTCTTCTTAGACTTTCACTTTTTTCTATAATATCTTTTCTTTTTCTTAATTCTGCATTTACAGCTTGTATTGATTCGTCAATAATATTAACTGCTTTTATAGCTTTTTCTCGTTCATCTCTTGTAATACCAGCTTTTTCATATACGTGTCTTCTATGATTTGCTCTAGAATCAATCAAAACACTTATATATTTATTTAATTCTTTATCTGTTTTATTTTCTTTAAGTATTTTATCAGTATCATCACGTATTTTATAAGCTTCTTTAACTGGATTTGGATTGAATGTTTTTATTACAGAATTTTTTATTAATGAACCAGTATCTAATATTTTAGATAATAATTTTGACATTATATAATAACATTTCATATTTTTTTTATAAAGTAGATTCTGTCAAATTAAGATCCAAAGATATTGTGTTTATATTTTTCTCAGATCCATTTCTCTTTCTACGATTAGTTCTTTTCGGTCCATTTGCATCTTGCATATCTTTCAAACTTGTAATTGAAATAATCGAATCATCTTCTCCGCCATAACTACTCCTCGTTGTGTTTATAGGTTCAGAAGGTCTCATTTCAACTGTTCTTGTTTTTGGTTTTAATCCAGACAATATATTATCAAGATCTGCGTTTTGTGGACCTCTCATCTCTTGACGTTGAGGCGGTTGCATATTGAACGCTTGAGATGGGGCATTAGGATTTTCATATTGCGATGAAATATCTGCGCCTTTTTCTCTAAACATTGCACCACGCGCCATTGATACATCGGGTCTTCCTACAGGATCTGTAAATTGCATTCCTGAACCTGGTCTTGGTGGAGGCGGCATATTTTTCGTCTCAAGTGGCGGTGGTGGCGGTCCCATATTTCTCGCTGGTCCTTGTAAATTAGAAGATTGTGGATATGCTTGCGAACTTTGTTGTTGCGATTGCGAATTATTGAAAAACTGATTTGCCATTGCAAAACCAGGACTACTCTGCGACATACTATTTGCAGTTGCATTTGTAAATGCACGCATCAATTCAGGACTCTGTTTAATAACATCATTGAATGCCGGTGTTGCAGAAGAGAGCGCTTTATTTGTGAAATTCACCATAGCAGCCGAAAATCCTAGACGTAAAAGAAGCGACAATTCTGGTGCCAATTTTCCACCCTTGTATTTATCATGCAATTCCGAAAATATCTCGTCATATGAGTCTATGTCCTCACTTACTTGCTCTCCCCATCCATCCAAATTTATATCAAAAGGATTAAAAGCCGAATTAGCATATTCCAATGAATTCACAAAAGTCATGAACCACCACTGCTGTAATTTGACACTATCCTTCTTCCGTTTATCTTCCATTACTGCTTCATATTCGTCTTCAATATCCTCATATGACGAATCTGCAGTTACATTAGACCCCGTTTTAAGTTGACCCTTTTCATACCATTCGTCCAATTTTTTCAACATCGCATTCTTCTTACGTCTCCTTTCACGTTCCGACACTTTCGGAATATTAGTGGAAGGAATATCAGCCGCCATCTTACTAAATCCATCCCAAGTCTTAGTATTTCCCATTGAATCTACTGTTGCTTCGCCTAACTTGGAATCAGTTCCTGTGTTTCCAGTGTCTATTTTCACTGTCTTTGCCTCCGCATCATTGCCACCTAAGCCAAAAAAATTGGCAAAATTATTCAATGTTCCTCCTAAACCAACAGTTTTATTTGTACTTGTACTGCTGCTACTACTCAAATTATTAAGTTCTTTTTCCAATTTATCCAATTCTCCTAAATCAATATTCATTGATTCTGTTGGCACACTTTTATTTGTATTCATTAGAAATTCTAAACCTCCGCCTGAAGATCCAGGTGCAGAAAATACGTTTCCGCTACCATTACTATCCAAATTTATAGAATCCAAAGAAATAGGCTCTAAATCGCTCAATCCAATATCAATGATTTCCATTATGATAATCAAATACTATTTATTTTTAAGTTCTCCGCGATGAATATTATTTTATATATCATATGTTATTTCATTATATTTGTGTGTTTCTTGAACAATCTTTGTATTAGTAATACGACCTATTGGTCTAGAAATGATAGTTATTAATTGTCCACAAATTACTAATTAAGCCGCTAAATAAAAATTTGTATGTGTAAAAAATGTAGAAATTCCGCTCATCATATGTCCAGTATACCACAATATATCTGATAAAAATAAATAGTTCATCTAATATAGAATATATTATTTTATTAAATATATTTCTTTATTAATATCTAATGTTACCCATTTTTTATTTATAATATACCATAATCCTTGTAAAAATGCATCCGCTAAATCGTCTTTTTTCTTTGAAGAATTAAAATGGTCTTTCCAACAGGATATATTAGTATTCTGTTCAATAACTTTCGCGCAATAATAGACACCGTCGCGTTTATGTTGTTTATATTCTGGATTGACTTTTTCGACATTCGTCTTTTCGACATTCGTCTTTTCGACATTCGTCTTTTCGACATTCGTCTTTTCGACATTCGTCTTTTCGACATTCGTCTTTTCGACATTCGTCTTTTCGACATTCGTCTTTTCGA